GCCCACCCGTTTCGTCAAATCCCCATAATCCAGCCAGCCACCGCGGGTTCGTACATGGGCGGCTTTCGAACGCCGCCCACTCGGCGCGCCACCAGCCGTGCCAGGGCGGCATCCGAAACCCTTCACCTAGTCGGTCGCTCTATCCCGCTGGTTCTGCAACCGAAAGACGACGTTAGAAAAAGATCAAGGAGAGGCTTTCCCCTGTCTTTATTGTGCCCCCGCGATCTGCAAATCCAGTTTGGCGATCTGTCTACATAGGGATCGGACCCACTTATCCTGGACCTTACGAAGCTCCCCATAAGCCACTTGCACCTCGCCCACTCGCTGCGACGCTTCGATCTTTGCCTTCGCGCAACGGGCCACTATCCTGGCCCATTCGTCATCGGGAATATTGTGATCCTCATCCTGTTGCTCGTTGTGGTCCGCCCAGTGTGCATCGTTCAGGGTGTCGGATAACGTGCCAAGCGCTGCACTCAAGGCCAACTTGCGGGCCTCTATGTCGCTATACTCAGTATTGGAAAGAATGACGAGATACCAGTCCAGCACTCCATGAAACATCTGGTCGAGGCTGTGGGCGGCAACTGAGTCTATCTCAATCGGTTCACCTTCTGGATCGCTCGTCATGCAGGAAGCCCTCGAAAGAGACTCGCGGATCGACTGATCGACCATCTCGAAACGCTGCAATGCCTCGCGCAAGAGGCCTGCTAGGGTCTCCCGGTGTGAGATGCGCGTCTGAAGATTGGTATCCTTGAGCTGCTGCCAGACGATAATGCCAGTGATGATTGCGACAATGATCGCAACCATGCCGGTGAGCAGCGTCTGAAAGTTATAGACGAAACAGAGTAAGTTCATCGGCGCGAAATGGCTGGTTTGGCTGCAAATCGTTTCCACACTATCCCTTTCAAATTCTCTAGTCGTTTATTTTTCTTGGTCCAGAGATGGAGTGACATAAAAATCCTTGAACATTAATTTGTCATACCGAAGGACAACATCGAGACCAGTAGATTCCGAGGCCTCTTTGACCCAGGTGATGAAAGCTTCGTGGCTATCAACCACAGCTAGGTCACGTAGAACGAGGTTGCTGCATTTCAGATGGAGTAGATCGGATTCGTTGCATGCGTTGAGGTGCATCTGTGCCCAAAACGCGATTGTGGTTCCATGGAACTCCATCTTTGCGGCACAAATGCCTTCGACAATATCTCGATTTTCGAGTGCATTGTCCACTAGCAGTCGGGACGTAATATTTATCACCCAACCATTGCTTGGCTGCTGCGTTTTGGCAACAAAACAAATGGCGGACCAATTCTCTAACAGTTCCTGGTCGCTGATACAAATATCTCGGAGGCCAAGCTCGATCATAAGTTCACGCAAAGCGGATAAAAGTTGGAACTTTTCTTTAAGAGAAGCCGAAGTTCCCAAGCATGATTGCTGTTTGATGTTGTAGGAGAGTAGCGCTTTACCTTGTTTTCGGATAGTAGCGACCGACGGTCCCAATGCCATTATCAGACTTGATTGCGTCATCGAAATCCATTCATCGAGCGTGAATCGCTGGTCGTCACCAATGTCTATATGAAAGGAGGCATCCTCGGTTTCGGTTGATGATAAAAGCTCGACAAAATTGGATTTTACCAAAATTTTCCACGGATCATTCGGGCCGCCAAGACTTGCAAAATATAGCTCCGTATTGAAGATAGCTCGCTTCTGTTCATGTTCGGATGAAATCACGAGTTGGCATGGACCTTTGCTCTTGGGTTTGATCTCAATGAGTATGTTTTTATCACGCGCCAGAGGCGTCCGAATGTCGAAGCGTACCTCATCGGCATCAAACCGACTTGCTTGAGCCGGCTGCATACCCAGAAAGATGCTGAGAGCTTCATCGTTATCTTTTGCGGTGAACTCTAAGCTCCCGCTGATGCGATGTATACCAAAGCCGAGATTCTGGAGTTGATCGCGCTTGCGAACGGGATAGTTGTGCCAGTCATCTCCTAGAGCATCGCGAAGCGCCTTCGCCAATTCGTCACCATCAGTGGCGATTGCTGTGCCTGAACTAATGTTAAACGTCAGTGTTCGATGTTTGATAGACCGAGCATTCTTCGCCTCTACCTCACGCAAGGCCTTTAGTATGCGGGCGAGATTGCCGTCAATCAGATGAATGACGTGTGCGTCGAGGTAGGTTTTATCTGCCTTCATCCTCAGTATGACGATGAAGCTCGGATATTCCCATCTAGCTAGACGTTCAGCCGCTATCAGTTTGACATCGACGGAGTGATTGTCGGCCCAGATTGTCTTAACCTGGATCTTCATGTCAGGCACCTTGCGGCGTATGTCGAACGGTTCGTTACCTCGCAACGTATTGATCGGCACCTCGACTAGGTAGTCCCAACCCATGCTGTCGGCTCGCGATGAATCGTTGGCGATAAGATGCCCCAGATCGCACAGTTCTCCGAATTTCGCTTGCCCTGCCCTTCCCATAGCCTCGGGTGTAAGGGGGCGCTTCACGAGTAATCTTGGGTTCGTGGCCATGCTTCATTGTAACGGCAAGTAGCCGAGTCGAACCAGGGAGGGGCTTTTATCTAGGGGAATCACGTGAGCTGGTGCGGATCAGATAGTCTATACTAGGCGGCGTTAAGCATCTATGTCTACATCCACAATAGATTATCCAAGAAAGACATCTCCAATGATGTCGGCTTGTGAGAAATGCTCCCGCCACCCAAGCGACCGCCATGGATCGATTCCTGTCTGTAGCTAGGGCACGGAAATCTCCCCCTTTCCATTCCCCCCAGAAAACCCACGGGAGGAACCGCCGCTCTGGCGGGGTGAGACTCCCCGGCATGATCGGGATGAGCGCCGCCACCGGCAAGGCCCTGGGTGATCTGGCGCATCTGCGCCAGTCGATCCGGGATATACTGACGACGCCGAAGGGCAGCCGGGTGATGCGCCGCGGCTATGGCAGCGATCTGTTCGGCCTGATTGACGCGCCGATGAACCGCGAGACGCTGATGAACATCTACACGGCGGCGGTGGAGGCGCTGCTGGCCTGGGAGACGCGGCTGCTGGTCACCCGCGTGGTCAGCGCCAGCGCCGCCCCCGGCAGCATCACCCTCGATGTCTACGGGCGCTATCTGCCCAACGGCCAGGACATCATCGTCTCCGGCATCACGGTGAGCAGCTGATGGCCGGGACGCTGACCACGGTCGATCTGTCCCAGCTGCCGGCGCCGGAGGTGGTGGAGACCCTCAGCTTCGAGACCATCCTGGCGGACATGCTGGCCGATCTGCAGGCGCGTGATGGCGCCTATAGCGCGCTGGTGGAGTCGGACCCGGCCTATAAGGTGCTGGAGGTGGCGGCTTACCGCGAGGTGCTGCTGCGCCAGCGGGTCAATGACGCCGCCAAGGCGGTGATGCTGGCCTATGCCGCCACTACCGATCTCGACCAGATCGGCGCCAATTACGATTGCGCCCGCCTGACCATCACCCCGGCCGATAATACCGCCGTGCCGCCGGTGGCAGCATTGCTGGAAGGGGATGAGGCCTACCGCGCCCGGATCCAGCTCTCCCCGGAAGGCTATAGCTGCGCCGGGCCCGCCGGGGCTTACAGCTATTTCGCCAAATCCGCCTCCGGGGATGTGCTCGATGTCGGGGTGGATCAGCCCCAGGCCGGCACGGTGCGGATCTCGGTACTGTCGCGCCGCGGCAATGGCGCCGCGCCGCAAGCCACGCTGGATGCGGTCACGGCGGCACTTAACGACGAAGATGTGCGGCCCCTCTGCGACATGGTGGTGGTGCAGTCCGCGACGATCCTGAGCTACAGTGTGCAGGCGGCGCTGATTGTGCTGCCCGCCGCCGACCAGGCGGGGATCCTGGCGGCGGCGCAAACCGCCTGCCAGGCCTATGCGGATGCGACGCACGGCATGGGCCGCAGCGTCACCCTGGCCGGGCTGCTCGGCGCGCTGATGGTGGCCGGGGTGGTGAACGTGGCGCTGCAAGCGCCGGGCCTCACCGCCGATCTGCTTAGCACCGACACCCAGGCGCCGTATTGCACCGGCATCAGCCTCAGCATTGGCGGCATCGGTGCCTGAAATTGCCTCGCTGCTGCCGCCCAACGCCACCGCGCCGGAGCGGGCCCTGGAGCAGGCGATGGCACGGCTCGCCGCCGTGCCGGTGCCGCTGCGCCAGCTGTGGAACCCGCAAACCTGCCCGGTCAGCCTGCTGCCCTGGCTGGCCTGGGCGCTGCGCGTGCGCGAGTGGGACAGTAACTGGCCGGAGGCGACCCAGCGCGCCGTCATCGCCGCCAGCGTGCCGGTGCATAAGCGCAAGGGCACGCTGGGCTCGATCAAGCAGGCTCTGGCCGCCGCCGGGTATCCGGATGCGGTGGTGATCGAACGTGTCGCCGCTTTCACCCTGGATGGCAGCCGGAGGCTGGATGGCGAGGATTACCTCGGCGATCCCAGCAAATGGGCCTGGTACCGCGTGGTGCTGGCGCATCCGGTGGCCAACAGCCAGGCGGCGCAGGTCCGGCGCATTCTCGCCGACACCGCCCCGGCGCGCTGCCGCCTTGAGGGGATCGATTTTACACAAGCCGCCTTCATTCTCGATGGCACGGTCAGGCTGGATGGCGGCTATAACATGGGAGTGGTTGCCTGATGGCGAATCTGCCGGAGACCGATAATTTTGACGCCGGCGTGTACCAGCTGGAGACCACCGACCCGGCTTTGGGCGGGGCCAATGGCGTGATGAACACCCCGCCCAAGGCGCTGACCAACCGCACGCGCTGGCTGTATAACCGGGTGCTGGCGCTGTTCGGGTTTAACCGCGGCTATGTGGCGGCCACCGGCACGGCCAATGCGGTGGCGGCCAATTACAGCCCCGCCGTCACCGCCCTGGTGGATGGCGCGGTGTTCAGCTTCAAGGTTGCGGCATTGAACACCGGGGCGGCGACCTTCACGCCTTGCGATGGCAGCGTGGCGGGCACGGCCGCCATCGCGCCGTTACCCATCTATGGGCTGGATTTGCAGAAGCTGAGCGGCGGCGAGCTGGCGGGGCAATGCAGCCTCCGCTACAGCGCCGCGCTTAATGGCGGCGGCGGTGGCTATGTGCTGATCGAGAACCCGGGCGGGATCATGCGGGTGCTGACCGCGGCGGCCAATGACAGCAGCAACCAGGCGGCCTCGACCAAATTTGTGCATGACCGCTTCCAGGCGCTGCCCGCCGGGCTGCAGCCGCTGGGTGTGCGCACCGGGATCACGGCAGCGGCCACTCTGACCGCAGCCCAGGCGGGGGTCGTGGAGCTGACCACCACCGGCACGGCGCAATACACCACCACCCTGCCAACCCCGGTGGGGCTGGCCACTACCAGCGTGTATTACATCATCTGGAACAACACCGCCGTGGCGCAGACCATCGCCACCCCGGCGGCGAGCATCCTGGCCTCCTTCGCCGCCGGCGCCTCGATCGCGCTGCCGGCGCAATCGATCTGCCTGCTGGTCCCGGATGCGGCTAACTGGTTGTGCTCCATGCTGCGCGGCGACCCGGCCTATGCGCCGGCGGCGGGCAGCCCGGGGCAGGGGTTTAATGTCTCCAGCCTGACCTTGAACAATACCGGCTCGCAAGCCGTGATTTACACGGATTCGGAGACGGGCGGCCTCGGGCCCAACGATATCGTGTTCCGGCTGGGCGCCAGCGGCTCATATAAATACGCCACGCTGGATGCATCCGGGAATTTGCTGCTGCCGGGTTATGCCGTGGTGGCCAATGCCACGGCGAATAACCAGGCGGTCAATCTGGGCCAGGCCAACAGCCTCTATATGAGCTTGGGCGGTGAAGTGACGGCGGGCGCTTACACCGCAACATCCTGGACCGGCACCGCGCATAACGGCTCCGACAACACGGGCGGCCTGCGCTGGGGCGGCTCGCTCAACAGCGCCATCTCCGCAACCGTCAGCGGCATCAGCCTGTACACATGCGAGGTTGTTGGCTCCTACATCTATGCCGATCTTCAGCTCAATTATGTCAATGGCGGGCGCACGGATTTTCAGTTCCGGCAGGATGGCACCATCGTCGCGAACGGGCGCGTGATCGCGGATGGCAATGGCCACCCCATGGATAATGGCGCCTATGCCTTGCTGCATGCCAATCCTGGCAAGCGGGTGCAGGCGTTTTATGTGACGCTCAACGCCAACAGCCAGTATGTCGCCTTCCCGGTGGCGTTCTCGGCGGTGCCGGACTCCATCGTTTGCTCGGCCACGGCCTACGACATGGATTCAGGCGTCAGCGATCCCTCCACCTGGACCGCCGCCGGTTTTAACCTGCAGCATTTTGGCGGCACCACGCCGCAGATCGTCACCATCATCGCCGTGGGGAATAAGTAATGAGCGAGAGCACCGCTGATACCAGCGCGAACACCGGCACCGCGGACACCGGCAATGCTGGCGCCAGCGCCAGCACCGGTACCGCCACCGATACCAGCAATGCGGGCACCGGTACCGGCACCGCTACCGCCCCGGCGCCCAGCAATGCGGTGTTGTCGCTGGATCAGATCAAAGCCGCCTATCCGGCGCAATATTACGGGTTGTGCGATACCGCCGCGAGCGGCATCTCCAGCCTCATCACCGCGGTTGATGCCTGGGCGGTGAACGGCGTTTACGCCGGGGCCAATCTGCCCGCGGCGGCGGCGATGATCGCCCTGACCGCCGGGCAATACGCGCTGACCCAAGGGGCGAGCAGCATCCCGGTGCAAGGCGGGGCCTTGCTCTACCCGGCCCGCTATTACGCCAGCTACGACACCGCCGCCGCCCAGCCGACCCATGTTACCGGCTGGTTCGACAGCTGGGACATGACCTCGCTGGCCGCTGTGCCCGCTGCCACCGCCATGGTCGCGCTGAGCCCGGCGCAATGGGCGGATCCGGCGTTGCGGATGGCCTCCGGCAAAGGGGTGCAGGGCGGCGCCATTGTCGATTGCATCCAGACCGACACCTTGCCGGTGCGGGCCCAGGCCGCACTGAACAGCGCCCGCGCTTATGTGCAGAACACCTACCTCATCCTCAACGAGGCCACC